GAACCTACGAGAGATGTCAGCAGTCTGTGAAGACTTAGACACATCTTGGAAATACTTTACAGTCTCAAACTTAATTGCATCTGTGCTATTCTCTGGAATCGGCCACAGATAAACTCTTGACTGGTCACGCTCTCTGCGTACAGCAAACTGAGTAGGACGACCTGTTTGTCCCTTACGTGGAACCTTCAGGTATTCTTCCATGCTAATACGTTCTAGCTGTAAGTCAATGTCGTCACGATTTACTACAGCTTCGAGAACGTCAATGTTCTCATCGCTTAGCACATAAGACGTAACACTGGTTGTTACAGTAACAGTTGTAGTTCCGACAGTCCATAGCTGGATGCCACGGTTCTGCCAGTCTTGGAGAAGCAAGTTGATAGAACGCCGAGCAGACCTTGGCTCATTACCAAGCGTTGCTTCACCGCCAATCATTTCCATGGCTTCTTCAATTACTTCGTCAATGTCCATTGAGAAGTTATATGTACCTGACGTTGCCATCTATGTTCTCCTTAATATAATCTGTTATGTCCTGATTGGTTGCGACCAGTCTGCCTTTGAGCCATCTGACCTGCGCCTCTTGGACGCTTCGTGCCAGTAGACTTATTATTATTAGACCACCTACCTTTCGTACCAGGTTTGCTCACCTGCTGACTGGTCGCTGCTCTACTTATAGTCATTACCACTTAACCTTATCTGCCCAATACGCTGCTGACATTTTGCCTTTAGCAATATTCTTTGCGTGACGAGCTTTAAATGATTTACGCTTTGCCTTCATACGTGCTGACTCGCCTGCCTTTGGTTTGCCTGCGGTGCTTGCACCCTTCTCTCCAAAGCGGATAGTTTTAATCTTATCGCCTTCTTTAGCCACAACAATGTGAGACTTCTTTGGATGATTAGGTGTACGCTTTGGTTTGTTATAACCACTTACACCTGCACGTGCTAGTCTTGAATCTTTTTTCTTTACTGCCATTAGTATAACCTATTGTGCGGAGCGCCTCCAGTTTTTTTAGCTTTGGCTTTTTTCTTTTTACCAACCATACCACCTTTGTTAAGCTGTGACATACCTGCACCACCGCCTGCATTTTGCATACCCGCTTGTGCCGTTCCTTTTTTCTTTTTCTTTTTTTTGTCTAGTTGTTCAGCAATTTGTCCAATTGCGCCATGACGTAATAATCCTACTCCTAATACCATTTTATTTCTCCTGTTTGTTTATATTAGTATAACCTATTATGTGTTCCTATCAAACCACCTTTTGCTGCTCTACGATACTTAGCTGTTTTCTTAGCTATAGCTTTAGGCTGCTTAACAAATTGTTTTCCTTTTGCAGTTCCTCTTCTTTTCGCTGCCGTAGTCTTCGCATACTCTGACGATGAGAGTGCCTGCCTTGCTTTTTTTGGTAAGTACCTTTCGCCCGTAGCCTTCTTGCCCTGTGTACTTGGCTTACCACTTTTGGTTCCCCATTCTTCTTTTGTCCATTTGCTTAATGACTTTTGTTTCTTTCCTTTACCACCTTTGTAACCACCGCCTGCTTTTTCATAAGCTTGTGTAGCTAACTGAGCTTTACGTGCAGACCACTGACCAGCTTTACCGCCTTTGGTTCCTGCTTTAATGCGAGCAACAATACGCTTACGCAGTTCTGGTTTTGTATAGTTACTCATTTTTTCTTTTTTTTCTTTTTACTTTTACCCGCTTTAGATAATGCAATAGCTACAGCTTGCTTTTGAGAACGACCCTCTTTCTTAAGCAGTTTAATATTTTTACTGACAGCTTTTTTGCTTTTACCTTTAGCTAGTGGCATTACTTTCTACCCATGCCCCCACGGTTATCTTCAAGTTGTTTATTAATTTCTTTCATATCCTCTAAATGCTGTCGTTCCTGTTCTTCTAACATTTTTGAATATGCAACTCCTTGTTCATAAGTACCTCGTGTACCAGTAATTTCACTACCGCCTGCTGGTGGGCTTTTTGGTACTGTATGAATGCGGCTTCCTCTAAACTTAATATTTTTTTCTGCCATTTTTTTTAGCCTTTCCTTCTTCTTTATACATCTTCTTAAGGTTGTCTTTAAATGAACCACCCTTTAATTTAGCAAGCCCTTCATAAAAAGAATATGTTTGTTTACCGTTAGACATAATTATTACATTGCTCTTCCGTAACCACGTTGGGCGCAACCAACACCTTTAGGTTTTGAACCAGCCGAGCCACCTGTTTTTCTTTTTACTGTTTTCTTACCTACAGAACCACCATAACTAAAGTCTTTTCCAAACTTAGGAGTTTTAGATGTATTGTATTTGCCTGACTTAAGTTCTTTCTTTGTAATGTCTCCATAAGGACCTTTTCTTTTTGCGTCATCAGGAATAACAATTTGCTGTCCTACTTTAATTTTATTAGCGTTTTCAATACCACTTGCTTTCATAATGGCACGAACTGTTGTTCCATTCTTTTTAGCAATCTGAGAAAGAGTATCACCAGCTTTTACTTTATACTTTGATGCGGCTCTTTTAGCAGGCTCAAGAACTTCACGACCTTTGCTTGCTTGACGCATTGCGTCTGTAGGAGATTGACCTGCTCTAGGTTTAACAGCCATTTTTTCAGCTTCTTTAGCAATACGAGTGCCACGAGCAACTCTTTCTTTTTCTGTTTTTGCTTTTTCTTTTAAAGCCCCTGCAACTTCAGCGCCAGTAATAGCTAAACCTGCAGCTGGAGCCAATCGTCCTAATAAACGAGCGCCAAGACTTACAGGTTTTGCAGCAGCTTTCATTGCAGCTTTGTTAGCTGCTTTACTTTTATTAGCAGCACGAGTAGCTGCAGCTTTTTTAGCCGCTTCACTTTTAGCTAGTTGTGCTTTAGTCTTTTTAATATTCTTATCAATTTGTTTTGACTGTTCTTTGGTGGGTTGAATTGTTTCAAAACCAGCAGTCATATTTTTTACTGCTCTTGCAGCTGCTTTTGCCTTTTGTGCTTTTCTAGTTGCACTTCTGCTTCCTGGTTTTCCTCTAGGTGGCATTAGTTTGTTCCTCCGATTGTGTTGTCGCCGCCAGCAGGAGAAGCATTAGCTTCCATGTCATCACGGCGTGTTCTTCTTGATTGATTACGCAGACCTTCGACTGCATTTTGATACTGTTGTTGATATACCTGTGTAACAGAATAGTTCTTCATAAAGTTAGTAGCCTCAATCATGCAGCCATAAAACAAAGCATCATAGCAATAGTCACTAAAGTAATTGTTTTGATTGGTGCTAGTTAAAGCAGAGGGCTTAACGACATAGACAAGCTCACCACTGTAAGTAGCGCTTGCAGTAGGAGCGAAAACAATATTAGTATTTGTTTTTCTTGCATAGTACTTTGGTGTTCCTGTGCTGGCACTAACAGGCCAGTAGTCGTTGATAAATTCATCTGTTCTTTGAAGCAGTGCAATTTTACTTCCTGCATCTTTAATATGTAGGTTCTTAATAATAAGAGTTCCATTTGGTAATGTAAGAGTATTTGTTCCTGATGTAAGGGCAATAGACGTAGCAGTCACTAAACCGTAATCATCTAATGCTCTAGTTAATCTATCTTCAACACGATTAACCATTTTTGGAATATAGGCAGCAAACTCAGAACCATCATTCTCAGTTGCTTGAATAATATCATTTACAAGATATGTGTAATTAGCCATAATAAATTGTTACCGTTGATGCAGTTGTAGGACACTCGACAATTACTGTGCCGCCCATACGGACACCTGCGTCTGTAAGATAAGCTTCAGTTACATCTGAATTGGTTGTGTTAGTAAACTTAATGATACCACCATTGTTGTTGCCAAATGGGTCAACAGATGTACCAGTGATAGTAAACTCGCCAACGCCTTGTGCGTGAACGCCTCTAATGCGTGTACCCTTCAAAGATACACCACTAACCGTATCCACAGCGGTATTAACCAGTGTTGTATTGCAAGTAACATATGCTACTCTGAGATTTGCCGACATGTTGTTCGCTCCTATAATAAAACTACGTTAGCTATATTATACTAAAAAAGGGCGCAGG